GTCGCCGTAGCCGTCGCCGTAGCCGTCGCCGTCGCCGTCGCCGTAGCCGTCGCCGTCGCCGTAGCCGTCGCTCTGAGTGGCCCTGTCGAGGTATGACTGCTCGTCTTCTCTGAGCAGTTTCCTGATCTCGCTCGCTCTCATCGCGGCACTGACGTGCCTGGCGACCCGTTTCAGGGTGGCATAAGCACCCTCGGAACAGGCGCCAGCCCTGATGATGTCGTCGATGGTGAGCAGCGGATCATCATCGATCACGCGTCCTGCCATGCTTTCCAGGCCTCCTCGGTGATGTCGAAAACCGCCGTGATGTCATGCAGGACGGGAATATCCGCCGGGGCGCTGATCCTGCTCTTCGAGGTAGGACCGGTCGCGCAGAGCTGCATGAGGCCCTTCGTCGTTCCCCAGTACATCGCCATGCGCGCCGCTTTCAGTGCCATGGTGGATGCTCCCAAATCCTGATCCTGCGGCACAAGCCCGGCGAAAACGCCGCGGTGCTTGGTGGTGATCAGCACAGGGCGCATCTGCGTGGCCTGCGGCTCGGATGCCGCCTCAACGGAGGCAATGGCAGTTGCAGTGTTCATCGTTGGTCCTTTCAGGTTGGGTTAAGAAGAAATGCGGCGGATGCACCGCAGAGCCGCCGAGTTGCCGCGCACCGCGATCTGACATGCGGGAGGCTGCGCGGGAAAATCGGCCGGGACAGCCGTTGAAGAACCGTGGAATGGGCCGCGATGGCCATGTGCTGTCCCGGCACCGCACCCACCACGGGCGCGGATCTGAAAACTTGCTGAGATGAGAGGCCCGGCCATACTGCTCACCAGCCCATCGCCTGGCGCAGGCCCGTGCCGCCCCACCTGATCAGCAGAGCCATGAAGGTCGGCGCGGTCAGCAGGAAGGTGACGAACAGGATTGCTTGAGCAGCGCGAAGGGCGATCGTTTCTAGGATCATGGCTGAGCCTCACACTGATCCTGACGGAAGGTGATACTCTCGACCTCGGCCATGTTGATAACGCCGATGCGGTCGGCGGTCGATATCTTCAGCGATCCGGAAAAAGTCCGCGCGTCGTGGACCTCTTCCACCATTTTCCGAGCCATCTCCGCAGGCACGCCCGGAAAGCTGTCGAGATTGAGGCCGCGGTATTTGATGATGACAGTGCCGCAGGGAATGGCGACTCCAGCGACCTCATTGGACGTGAAATTGCGGGTTTCCACCTGTTCTGATGCAATCCGCTCTGGCTTCACTGCGAAAGCTGAGTTCGTCACGGATGATCTCCCTTCCGATGGGGTTCGGTGGGAGTAAAATTAATTTTGCATTTGCCAAATGTAAAGCGAAATAATTTGCAATTGCAAAAAATTAACTTGTCGGCCGATTCGCACCTGCTATCCTACGGCCATGGTGGGCGACGTCATGCCGCCCTGCCTGCGCCGGGCACCGGCGCATGAAAAAGCCCGCCGGTCGGCGGGAAAGACGGAGGGGTGATGGATAGCTTTAAGGTCTTTCTACTCGTGATGGTTCATCTGGTCACGATCGCCTATGTGAACGATTCACTAGGGTTGATGCGACAGTCCAACACCCACGCAATAGAATTGCTAGAGCAATGTTTGCCAGCCCGATCCATACGCCAGGCAAACTGAATACCCCGCCAGTGGCCGGTGCAATTCCTGCCAAGCCTGCCAGCGGATAAGCAACCGATGCAAAGACCCCAACCCAAAGCAGGTACTTTCGAATTGGCCCAAGAATTTCTGATAGAACGCGATGGCAGTTGTCTGGAGCGGTGATTGCGGCGTTGAGGAACGCGCCGCCAATCATAGCGTATAGCGCAATCATAAACGTTATCATGATGTCGGTAGCGGTCATGTGATCACACTTCCGGCAATATGCTGATTCTGCAAGCGCATTTCCGCCTGTGTGCGCCACGCATATATTTCGTTCCTTGCCGCTGCATTTTGCGGTTCATCGATTCGCCGCCACATGTTGTGCGATTGACCAAAAGGTCAGGTTTAATGGATTGCGCAATGTGCAAGTGTTGGGGCTGGCGTTTCGGCGGTTTGTTGCCGACGAATTGAAGGAAAGGGAAATTTCGCGAGAGTGAGGATTGGGGATGATCTGGGATAGAGAGAAGTTCGTTGAGGTCATCTACAGCCTAAGTGACGAACGGATCACTTTTCTTTCTCGTGTTTTAGGCTATCGCGATCCGAGAGAAACTGAGCATAGTCTGCCAACTGCTGCCTGCCGTCGGGAGGCAACTGATCGTACGCCCGAATAATCATCTCCCGTTGTTCCTCCGCTGACAGCGGCTCACCGTGCGCAATGTGCCGAAGCGGGACTCCTAGGGCACCAGCAACTGCAACTAAATCCACCGCATTCGGCTTGGCATTGGCTCTCGTGAACCACGGGTTGAGGCGCTGATAAGGTATTCCTGTCTGGGCGGCGAGGTCGGACTTTTTCCAGCCTCGTCCCTCCATAAGGGACTGTATTCTTGCAGTTATCGGATGGAGATCGCTCATGCGAAGATCGTAAGCTTTGCATTTGCCAACATCAATTTTGCATTTGCTCCTTGACATTGGTTTGCAATTGCAAAATTTTGTCGGCATGGATCCTGCAATCATAATAAAAAAAATCGAGGCTTTTGCCGACGAAACCGGGATGAAGGAGTCCTCGGTATGTCAGCTCGCATTCAGCAACCCTCGGTATCTTGAGAGCCTTCGGGCGCGCGTTCGGCGACTTCCTCTTGAGCTCGAGAAATTCGAGAAGTTTGTGGCAGGGCGTAAACCCTCCTCCGAGGACGCGGCATGACCATCCCCACCGCGCCCCATCATCATGAAAGGAAATGCCGTGGAATGGACCCCGTGGTTCATCGTGAATCGGATGCTGGATTTTGCGATCATCGGAATGTTCTTTGTGCAACTGGCCCTCTACATTCGGATACGGGAACAGAGCGGCCTGGACTCATGGCTCCAGCGCCAGTGCAGAGCTATTTCCAGATTCCTCGGGTTTTCGCCGAAATAGGTGCTGAGCGGATTTTCAGTGGCGCTGTGCGGCTGAACAGAAATACGCAGTTCCCTCCGCGCTGCCGAAAATTTGCTGATCGCCGGTTTCGGTATCCCCAAAACAAAATAGGGGTCTTCAACGCGCGGAACTTCATCTTCCGTGACGAATGCAGCGTTGCTACTGGAAATTCCCTCGACGGTGATCGCACTGTCAGCATTATTCCGAATAGTCCATTGAATGCGCCAGTAGCCTTCCCCGGCGTAGACCTCTCGTTCGAAGGTCGGCGGCTTCCGTCGGTGCGCTTGCCAATAGTTCAGGCAACCAAGACCAAAGCCGCCAAAGGCGCAAATCGCTACGATAGCCTCGAACGCAAGGCCAACAGTTTCCATGCGTGTTTCTCCTTGTCGCGTATGGATCAGCGCCGCCGCTTTGGTCGGGGCGGCGGCGCACCTATCATCTCTGTCTATCCTGATCCTTTCAATCTGGAGGCCGCATGAACCACGCTGCGCCCCCGTTTCCCAATTCAGTTCCAGTTGATCGGTCACTTGATCAACATGGAGACTTTCCGATGAAAAATCCTGCCGAAAATCCACGAAGGTGGTTTCGCAACATGCTGTGGCGCGCGTTTCCGTCGCCGTCCGAGCATGATCTGACCGTCAAGGCCGCTGGCGTTCTCGATGTCTCGCCGCGTCAGGTGAAGAACTGGCTGCGCGAAGAGCATGACGCCTCGCTGCGCTATGTCATGGCCGTGATCGCCATCGCCGGCGCCGAAATCGTCTTTGGCCGGATCGAGGGGCGCAAATGACCAGGCTCTGCAATTACCTGTTGTATCGCTTCTACAGGGCGCGGTCCGTCCGCGCCCTCAACCTGCATCATCGTTTCAAGGCCACGGCGGAAAAATTCTTCCGGCGCGGTGGGTTCGATTGGGATGAGGGTCAGTGATGGAGCGTAAGGCCATTCCGCGCTGGCAGGCGACAATAACATACATGATCGGCCGTCGACCGGAGCAGCGCATCCATGAGTTCGAAGAGATGGAAGAGCTCCACATGCTGGTCGAGCAGGGACCGGATTGGAACTTCATCGTTGATTTCCGGATCGATCTACTTCGGAGGCAGTATTAGTGCATAGATCGACAGATATGCGCCGAGAAACGGCAGGCCAATCGATGAAGGTCGCACGGTTCACTGGACGCCTAGATCAATTCGCCCTGCCTGCGGTCGCGGGGATTACCGACCACATCGTTGATTCTTCCCTGATTGATGCCAAGCATCGCGGCAATAATATGCTGATCTTCTCCTCCTTGGTGAAGGAGGCGTACAGTCTCGATCTGCTTCTCGTTAAGGTGGGTATTGCGAACCTCAATTCGGTTCAGCAGCTCCCCAGTGACGGGGTGTCGGAAAGTAGCCATGGGTATACCTCCTCAGTGGCTGCTTGTGGTGCCGCTGTTTGTGGAAGTGCAGCGGCTTCATTCAGGGGGTGGTTCGCGCCAACGAATCACCCCCATGCCTACAGATATAACGTCACCTGTGTTTTCCGACTATCTCACGTGGTGAACCGCTTCTCGTGCAATGCAGTACGAGGCGCGGCATGAGCAATCCCCCGGGTCTCCCTGCAATCGTGCTGATCGACCTCCGCCGCGGTTTCGGCGTCGAGGACATCGCAGATCGTCACAGCATCCCGGTGAAGCGAGTCAGGAAGATTGTCGCCGAACTCCGTATGTGGGGCCTCCTGGCGGAAACCGATTGGCAGGAGTTGGCGCCATGAAAGACAAGCCCACCATCACCCGCGCGCGCATTCGCGAAATGCTGAGAAGCCGCAGTATCGATCGCGTCGCCGCCGATCTGGACATGGACCCCGAAGAGGTCGAGCGGATCGCGTCGCTGACCAGTGGCGTGATGCTTCGGTGCAATGTCACCGGCCGCCAATGGCGCGCGACCGGCTGGCGCGGTGCTTACCGTCAGGTCTGCATGCTCGGCTTGACGGATTGGGATTGGTGGCCGGCAGGCGGGGGTGTGGCATGATCCCTGTTCGCGGACCGGATGGCCAAGAATATGCGAGCCTGTCAGCTGCGGCGCGGGCCTTCGGCGTTCATATCACCACGATCCGGCGTCATTTGGCCAGCCATGGCAATCTCGACATGATCGGATGCAATACGGTGCCGTGTACCTGGAATGGGCGGGGGTATCCTTCGATCAGGGCCGTCGCGAAGGCCGTAGGGCTCACACCCGAGGCAGTTTCGCATCATCTGGCCAAATACGGCAATCTGGACAGGCTCGGCATCGGATCGATCGGCAGTCCCGGAAATCCCGGGAATAGCATGCCGTTCCGCTTCGGTGACCTTTCATGGCCATCGCGCGGGCGGGCCGCACGGGATCTCGGGGTAAGTCAGAAGAGCCTGATGCGCTGGTCGGGGCCGAACGCAACCGCGCAGCAGCGTGACAAACTCATGGCGGCCGTCATGGCCTACCGGTCCCGTCAACACAGGAGGGCGGCATGATCGAAGCGATACAGGGCAAGGGACAGCATCGGGTCAGGGCCGAATGTGACATCTGCGGGCATCATGATGTGATCGCCTGCGATTACCTTCGTCACAGTGGCAACATCTGGAAGCCGAATGAGGGTCAGGCGCTCAAGAAGCTGACCGCCCAGAAATGGGCCAATATCAAAGGCAAGCTGCATTGCCCGAGCTGCGATGCGCGGCGTCGCGCCGAGGCAGCGGCGCGGAAGGTCGAGGAACAAGACATGCAGGAGACCGCCGCGCCGGAAATGTCCGGCAAGCAGAAGCGCCTGATCGTCCTGGCGCTGGAAGATGCCTGGGGTGATGGCGCTTCGCGCTATCGCGATGCCTATACCGACAAGGCAGTTGCTGCCGAGCTCGGGGACGGCATCCGCGCTGGATGGGTACGCCAGGTGCGCGAGGAAATGTTCGGCCCGGACGGCGGAAACGAGGAAATCGAGGACATCCGCGCGGAGATCGAGGCGCTCGGCCGGTCATTCGAGGTGGGGCTGGCCGAACATCGCGCTTTGTATGACGGGAAGATTGCGGCGTTGCAAAAGCGCATTGACGGGATTTGCGATGCAGTCGGCCCGCGCGCCGGGAAGGTGCCGGCATGACACAGGTTCAGCTCGCCTCCGTTGACGATCTCGACGAATATCCGTTGACGATCGAGGATCGGCTCGACAGCCATTACTTCATGGCGTGGGAACGGCGGCGCTGGTTGAACTGCGACATGCGCCTGAAAGGCACGGCCGAGTGCCGGGCGCTGTATTTCGACCTTATCAATATCAGTTATGACCAGGCCCCGGTGGGCACATTGCCGACCGATCATGCCGTCCTGGCGAAGATGCTGTTTGTCGATCGCGATCACTTCTCGCAGCTCTGCCGGTTGGAATTCGGGCCGCTGCATAAATGGCGGCGCGTCAAATGTCGGGAGGAGATCCGGCTCATGCATCCAATGGTGCTGCGCTCGCTCACCGAAGCGATGTCACGGAAAGAGGATCATCGGGCGCGGTCCGAAGCGGCCAGTGCGGCGAAGCGTCTTCTGCGGCTTCGATCGTCGCTTGCCGGATACCAGGCCGAGTTGGCGCAAAACGACGCTGCAGTCCGGTGGATCGACGAATGGCTGGTCAAGGAAGGCTGCGAATACCGGTCATCCAGCTGGATCGAGCGCGGTATCGCTCGTTGGTCCGATCACATGCTTGACCTGACGATGTCGCGCAATCGAACGCGCCGCTGAGATTTTCCGAACTGTCCCGACACTGTCTGAAAGACAGTCTGAGACAGTCCGCAGACACTTCGAGACTGTCTCGCTCGATAGAGACAGGGACAAAGATAAAGACAGAGACAGCGACCGGGCTGCGACATTCCGGCGCTTGGACTTGTGGATAAGTCGGAAAGGCTGAGAAAGGGGGAAGTGGCTATGGCGGGTGTAACGGCGGAAGCGAAGGCGCGGGTTGATGCGCTGTTGTTCGAGCCTTTGGCGGGCCTGTCGCGCAAGCGCGGCGTGAGTGCCGAGGCGCATGAAAAGAGCCTTGCCCGGTTGCGGGGTTGGCTCAGCTACATGTCGAATGAGAACCTTCGGGCCATGGTCGATCTGATCGCCCGTCATGCCGTCAAGGGTGTCTGGCCCGAGGAAGGGCTGATCCGCAGCTGGGCGATGACCCTGCAATGCCCGCCGCCACGCGACTGCGCCTATGCCCGCAGCCTGATCAAATCGGCCATGGGCCGGCAGGCGATGGCCGAGGGCTGGGCGGTCGAGCTGTTCCAGGTCGCCAAGAAGCTCGGTCCGCCTCCCGGCAAATACATCATCTCCCGGCTCAAGCAGGATGCAGACAGCAACCGGCACCGGCGGCGGGTGATCCGCGAGAATATCGAGGCCGGGCGGGCCACGCCCGACGACAGGCGCTGGCTGGAGGGCTGGCATGCCGAACTGGCCGAGATCGAGGCCATCCAATCCGCCGTGGAAGAAAGCGAGGCAGGCAATGACAGTGATCAATCCGGTAGCGGGCGCGGCGCGGCTGCGTGATGAACGTGACCGCCTCGAAGCGCTGATCGCGCGGGCGGTTCCGGTGGAAGGTTGCGGACCCGAGATCCCGGTGGCCCCGGCGCGTGGTCCGTCACGAAGCGTCACTCCGCATGTGATGATGCCCGATCCCAAGCATAAGACCGGCTGGAAGGTCGAGCAAACCGGCTGGCGCGGGTTCAAGGCGGCACAGGCCATCGACATCTTCGACCAGTTGGCGATCAAGGCCGCCAGGCGGGAACAGGAACCGCCTTTCACCAAGGGACAGGTGAATGCCGCGCGGCTCTATCGCGATCTCGTGGAACGGCACAGTGCCGGTGGCATGAAATTGGCCAGCCTCGAAGGTCGGGTCGCGTCAGGATCGGGGAAGGGTGGGGAGTTCATGGATACCTTCCTTGCCGAGGGCGAGGCGATCAGGCGGATGCAGCGGGCGATCGGCAACGGTGTGGCGATGCAGGTTCGGCGGATGCGACCGTCAGCTCGGGGCGGGAAGTCGGCACGGAATATCCGGGATCGCGACCTGGTCGACGCCATCTGCCTGCAGGGGAAATCGTTTCGGCGGGTGCTGGAGGTGCATGGGTGGACCGACTCTGCGCGCAATACCAGGCTGATAATGTCGGCGCTGGCGGATGTGTTGGACAGGATGCAGGGATATTGATGTCTACAATGCAGACAGAACTGTCATTCAGCGTGCTCGGTCAACCATGCTTCCATCATCTTGATCTCGGCTTCCTGAGCTTCGATAACTTCTTCGGCAAGAGCGCGCACCTCTGCATCCGATCCGAATTCAAGTACGATGCGAGCCATATCGATTGCCCCTTGATGGTGGGGGATCATGCCACGCATGAAGTCTACATCTGGATCACCGCTATATTCGATACTCATGCCGTCGTGCATCCGGTCCATTGCCTCGCGATAGGCTGTGGTCGAGGCCATAGCGTCAGGCTGTGACTGCGACATGTCTCCGTGATCGCTATGATCCGAAGGCTCCTGGGCATAAAGTGAGCCCGCAATGAATAAACTTGCCAGCATCGCAGATGCAAACTTTGCCATCTGATCGTTCTCCTGTTTTCCGTTGCCGATCAGAAGTATTCCCTCCTCTTGGTTGGAAGGTCAACGGCTGCACAGAATAGTGAAGCTGCCACGACTTTTTCTGCCGTGGTCGCCGTTGGAGACAGAGCCAGAATGCGAAGGTCGCAAAGGGCTCACTACCCACGTTTATGTTTGCTATGAATAAACCTCGGAAAATTCTTCCTTGACGGCTTAGGACGGACGGGCGCATAAGTATTGCCATCATCTAGACGTACGCCCGCCGGGATCATCCCCTCGCGGGCGTCTTCGTTTCGTGTTCAGCCGACTATAGAGAGCGACCTGCTGATATCGATCTGCTCAGGGGACTCGACAACGTGGTAAAGTTGCGGGTGCCCACCAAGCCATATCGTAAGCAGCGTCCCCCCATCGATCGGCTCTGCAGAGTGAAATTTTGTTTGTTTCGCGAATTTCACTGTGATGATCTTTTGGGTTTCATAATCGGTTAGCGGAATGCTCAGCATTGGGCTGTCCTTTACACGGCGGCGGACAGGATGATGTCACGTCTTGTCGAGCCTGTAGTTGATCGAGATCAGTAACAGCTTGATCGCCCGAACTGACCCGTAGGCAGTACCAGGGGAAGCTGCCGGATCGTTCTGACGGATTTATGCGTGTCGAAGCACGACGCGCTGGATCGCAGCAAATTCTGCGAATATCCATTCTCGACCCTGACGGACCCGTAAGGTTCTTATCGACCCGCCGTCCTTAACCCGAACGACTGTTCCGGCCCCGCCGTCGCCGTCACCCTGCGGGATGCTGATCGTTGTATTTGGCGTGATTTCTACCGAGATGTCCCCGGTTGTTTCAAAGTCTTGCAATGTGAGGGTCTGCATGGTCCAATCTCCAATGTGGGTCGAGGGCTGAATGAAGTATGCCTCATTGGCAAAGGCAGATTACCGAGCACCACATCTACACAGCGCGGTGTTCCTACTTGATGACGGACATCTCGATATCGATTTCGCCTTCTGACAGTCCTTTGGCCATTGGGTGTGAGTTGATGAGGCTCGATTTCAGGTTTTTTGCCGTTCTCTTCATGCCTTGATCGGCGTGATCCTCAATTGTCCCGCTGTGGACTTCCGCACCGTCTGGTTTGCGCGTCACCGTATAGCCAAATGTTCTCGTCATTGGTGGCATTCCTTCATGTTGGGGAATCAAATGCTGCCACGTCTTGTCGAGGCTGTAATTGATCGAGATCAGTGTTATCTCGATCATCCGAACCTGTAGGGAATACCAGTGGGGAAGCTGCCGCGCCCCGATCATGTAAGCCGGTCCGCCTCGCAAGCAGGCTGCGGCCCCGGCAGCTAAGCGGGTGGGATGCCCGTGCCTATCGAGGATCAATCATGGCAAGGCTCAAGCAGCTGGCACTGCGTTGTGGTGCGCTGAAGGCGCGCGGCTCGGGCGGTGATACTCCGGTTCGATCACGTGATCGGATCGATACATGGCGCAAATGGTACAACACGCGGCAATGGCGTGATTTGCGCTGGTCGGTGTTGGTCGATGAACTGTTCACCTGCCGTCGATGCGGACATGTTGGTGACAGCCCGGTGATGGTCGCTGACCATATCACCCCGCATCGCGGCAACCGCGCCCTGTTCTTCGATCGGGGCAACCTGCAGTGCCTGTGCAAGCAGTGCCACGACCGGGAAAAGCAGAAGGAAGAGCGGCGCAATGCTAATCGGAATGATTGAAGGCGTCACCCGCATCATCGGCAAGCATCAGGGATATCGCGGTCTCCCGCTGCGGGATGAGATGATCAACTGTACAGTCAATGGTGATGCCACCCCCGTCATGGTTTCCGCTTGGGTACCGACGCCAGAGGAACTGGAGCGGTTGAACGCCGGGGCCTCGGTTCACCTTCGGGTCCTCGGCACTGCCCATCCGCCTGTTATCCTGGACGTGGGTGACGTGCCGGCCTGAACTGCCTCAAATAGGGGGGTACCCGAAAGTCTGGGGTCCTCGCGCCGGTACACCCGCGTCCCCCTCAATCGGAGATTTTTTTCCTGTGGAACACGAAAATTCACCAGCCGAGCAGGGGGTCGACCTGTTCGGACAACCTGTCATGCCGCTGCGTGATCGACGTGGCCGAAAGTCGTACAGGAAAGATAAAGAAAATCAGGCGTTTGTCGCGCGTCGTGCGGCTGATGGCTGGACGCATGAGATGATCGCCCAGGATATGGGGATCGATCCGAAGACCCTCCGGAAGCATTTTTCCCGCGAGCTGTCTTCCGGTCGGGTCTTCATGGTGGGCGAGATGCTGGACATCCTGCACCGCCGGGCACGCGAGGGACATGTGCCATCAGTCAAGGCGCTTCTCGATCGTTACGAGGATGTTGCCCCGACTGCGCCTCGCAACCGGGAAGCGTCAGACCAGGGTGATGCCGAAGATGACAAGCCGCTCGGCAAGAAGGAACAGGCACGGCTCGAAGCCCAGCAGATGCCTGACAACTACGGCGATATCTTCAACCGGATGAAGGGCCGGCACTGATGGCCTTCGACGGCGTTTCCTTCGCCTGCCCGGATTGGGCGGAGAAGTTGAAGCGGGGTGAGACGCCAATCCCGGCATTGCCTCTCGACCAGGTGATGGCCGACGCGGCCGTTGACCTGTTCGATCTTTTGCGCGTGCCCGACATACCGGGACAGCCAACCATGGGCGAGGCGGGCGGCGACTGGATCCGCGACCTGGTTCGGGCGGCGTTCGGTTCGATCGACCCGGAAACTGGAAAGCGCTTCGTCGGGGAAATCTTCAACCTGATCCCGAAGAAGAATTCGAAGACCACGAATGCTGCTGCGTTGGGTCTGATCGCGCTGCTGATGAACCGCCGTCCGAATATCGACGGCGTGATCATTGGGCCGACACAGGAAGTTGCCGACAAGTGCTTTGCTCAGGCCGCCGGCATGATCGATGCCGATCCGTACCTGCGCAAACGGTTCAAGGTGATCGAGCACAAGAAAACCATCCTCGACCTGCACCAGGACGAGGAAACCGGCGTGAAGATGAACGCCAAGCTGAAGATCAAAAGCTTCGATCCCAAGGTGGTGACCGGCAGTATCCCGGCCTTTGCGATCCTCGATGAGTTGCACCTGATGGCCGAAATGAACCACGCCTCGCGCGTTGTCGGCCAGATCAGGGGCGGCATGATCACCAATGACGAAAGCTTGCTGATCATCATCACGACGCAATCGGAGGTTCCTCCTGCCGGGGTGTTCAAGGCGGAGTTGCAATACGCGCGCGGCGTTCGCGACGGTCAGATCACCGCCGGGGTCCGGATGCTGCCGGTATTGTACGAGTTTCCCGAGGATGTGCAGCGCTCAGACGACAAGGCCTGGCGCGACCCGAAGCTGTGGCCGATGGTGCTGCCGAACCTCGGGCGGTCAGTCACGATCGAGCGGCTGATCGCTGATTATCATACCGCTGTCCAGAAGGGCATCGAGGAGGAAATCCGCTGGGCCTCGCAGCATCTCAATATCGAGATCGGACTGGGGCTACATGCGAACCGGTGGCCTGGTGCCGATTTCTGGCCGGCATGCAGTGATCCGGAGTTGACCTTTGACGAGCTGATCCGCCGGTCCGAGGTTTGCGTGGTCGGCGTGGACGGGGGCGGCCTCGACGATCTGTTCGCGATGGCCGCAATCGGTCGTGACAAGGAAACCCGAGATTGGCTTCATTGGGCTCATGCCTGGGCCTTTCCGGAAGTGTTCGATCGAAGGAAGAGCATCGCTCCGGCACTATGGGATTTCGAAGCGGCCGGCGATCTGACCGTCTGTGAATTCGTCGGCCAGGACGTTGCCGAGGCTGTCGATCGCATCGAGCAGCTTGAGGCTGCTGGCCTGTTGCCGGAGGATTCGCCTGCAATTGGCCTGGACGCCTACGGCATCGCCGAGCTTCTGGACGAACTTGAAGATCGCGGTTTCGACGAGAACCGCTTCATCAGTGTTGGCCAGGGCTGGAAACTCCAGCAGGCCATTTTGACTCTGCCGCGCCGCCTGAAAGATCGACGCCTCATTCATTCTGGCTCCGGCCTGATGACCTGGAATGTCGGCAATGCCAAAACTGAACTCAAGGGGAGTAATTACATCGTGACGAAGCAGGCTGCCGGAAGCGCGAAGATCGACGCCCTGATGGCGACCTTCAACGCCGCGATGCTGATGTTCGGGAATCCTACGGCGGCCGGTCCGTCCGTCTATGAATCTCGCGGAATCCTGGTGGTCTGATGGGTCTGTTCGATCGGTTCCGATCCTCCGCGCAGCAATCGGCGCCGGATCCTGCAACCATGTCGCGCAGCGTAATGGATGCGGTCATGCTTCACGGACTCGATGTCAGCGCCTTCGGAGACCTCACCGATCCGGACCTCGCGGAATTCCTGCGTGGCGGCCATGCCACTGCCAGCGGTGCATCTGTCTCGGTCGAACAGGCGATGAAGAACACGGCCGTCTTCCGGTCTGTATCGCTCGTAGCATTTAGCATCGGCATGTTGCCTCTGCACCTGTTTCACACGGGCGATGAACGTGAAAAGGCACGGAAGCACCCGCTGTTTCGCGTGCTTTATCGCCGCCCGAATGACTGGCAGACGGCCTTCGAGTTCCGCCAGCTCATGCAGCTTGGCTGCTGTTGCACGGCAACGCCTATGCCATGAAAGTCATGCGGGGCGACCAGGTGATTGCGCTGCTGCCGATCGATCCGGCGCGCGTCACTGTCGAGCAGAACGACAACATGTCGCTCAGCTACCGGTATCAGAAGCCGAAAGGCGAAGCGAAGGTTCTGGCGGCCAAGGACATATTTCATATCCGCGGCTTTACCCTCGATGGGATATGCGGACGGTCCATGGTCAAGCAGGCCGCCGAAGCAATCGGGCTGGCCCTGCAGGCCGAACGCGCGGCGGCACGTCTGTTCAAGAACGGGATGATCGTCGGTGGCGTCTTGAAGCATAAGGGCAAGCTGTCGCCGGAGGCCTATGATCGCCTCAAGGCCAGCATGGACGAACGCGAAGGATCGGAACAGGCCAATAAATGGATGATCCTCGAAGAGGCGATGGAGGCGGATACTGGTGGTCATTCCGCGAAAGACAGCCAGCATCTGGAAACGCGCTCGCACCAGGTCGAGGAGATCGCCCGCGTTTTCGGTGTGCCGCGCCCACTGCTGATGGTCGACGAAACCTCCTGGGGCTCCGGCATCGATGTGTTGGGGCAGCTCTTCGTCCGCTACGGGCTCAACCCGTGGTTCACAGCATGGGAACAGGCCATCAACCGGGACCTCCTATCGCGCCGCGAGGAGGATCAGTTCTACGCCAAGTTCAACGCGGGCGGTCTGTTGCGCGGCAGCATGAAGGATATGGCCGACTTCTTTGCCAAGGGTCTCGGCGCAGGCGGGCATCATCCGTTCCTGCATCCCGACGAGGCGCGCGATTGGCTCGAACTCGGACATCGCGACGATCTGCCCGTGGCGGTCAGCAAAGCGAAGGAAGCGAACAATGACGATCCGCAACGCACCCAAGATTAATCTCTCGCACCCGCCGAAGGTGCAGGCCTATGAGCCGGACCCGGCGCTGATGGAGAAATGGAACGCCGGCCTTCGGGCCGAGGATACCGATCGTGCGAATGTCATCAGCATCCTCGACGTGATCGGCGAGGATTGGTGGACCGGGGGCGGCGTCACCTCCAAGCGCATTGCCGGTGCCCTGCGCGCGATCAAGGGCGATGAGATCATCGTCGACATCAACAGCCCTGGCGGCGACTTCTTCGAGGGCGTGGCGATCTACAACCTGCTGAGGCAGGACTCGCGCAAGGTCACCGTCCGGATCCTCGGACTTGCCGCCTCAGCCGCGTCGGTCATCGCCATGGCCGGCGACGAAGTCCAGATCGGCAAGGCCGGGTTCATGATGGTGCATAATGCCTGGGTGGTGGCAGTCGGCAACCGTCACGATCTCGCCGACGCGGCCCGCACCATGGAACCCTTCGACGAGGCCATGGCTGATGTCTATGCCGACAAGGCGGGCGTCGAACGGGCCAAGGCCGCATCATGGATGGATGACGAGACCTGGTTCAACGGCTCTCAGGCCGTCGAGGCCGGTCTCGCGGACAGTTTCCTGTCGGCCGATGTCACCGAAGACGAAAGCAAGGGTACGAGCGCATTGCGGCGCATCGACACCTTGCTGGCCAAGCAGAATGTATCCCGGTCGGAACGCCGTGCGCTTCTGGCCGAGGTTGCTGGCGGCACGCCGGGCGCTGCCGCCAACGTCACGCCGTGCGCTGACGACGAATGGGCCGGGCTTGCCCGGTCCTTGATGGAAACGCTCAAATAGGGAGACCCCCATGGGCATTCAGATGAAACCCGCGCTGACGCGCGGGATCGTCGCCGTTCGCGCAGACGCCAGCGGCGATCCGAAGACGATCTTTGCCAACCTTCAGAAGGCGTTCGAGGAATTCAAATCCGAGAACAATGATCGGATCGCGGCCCTTGCAAAAGGGCAGGAGGACGTGGTCAAGGCCGAGAAGGTCGACCGCATCAACGCGGCGGTAGGCGATCTCCAGTCCGCGTTCGAGGCGCAGGCCACCGAGATCGCCGCCCTGAAACTCGGTGGCGGTGGCACCAAGACCGGCCCGGTCGATGCGGAATACACCGATGCCTTCCGCGCGCATTTCCGCAAGGGCGAGGTGCAGGCGAACCTGAACAAGGGTGCCGATGCCGAGGGCGGTTATCTTGCGCCTGTCGAGTGGGACCGCACGATCACCGACAAGCTGATCGAGGTCTCGCCAATGCGGCAGATCGCGATGGTGCAGCCCATCTCCGGGTCCGGCTTCTCGAAACTGTTCAACAATCGTGAGACGGCATCGGGCTGGGTCGGCGAGACCGCCGCGCGCCCGGAGACCGGGACGCCGACCTTTGGTCGGATGACGTACACGCCGGGCGAGATCTATGCCAACCCGGCGGCCACCCAACAGCTGCTCGACGACTCGGAAATCAGTCTGGAGACCTGGTTGGCCAATGAGGTCGAGGCCGAGTTCTCCTACCAGGAAGGCGTGGCCTTCGTCGCGGGCGATGGCGTGAACAAGCCGGCGGGCTTCCTGACCTATGCGGTCGGCGCCGCGAATGCTGCCGCGCATCCCTGGGGTGCCATCCCCACCGCCGTGGCCGCCAGCGGCACCGCAGTGACCTCGGACGAGTTGATCGACCTGGTCTATTCGTTGCCGGGCCAGGCGTCGCAGAACGCGCGCTTCACGATGAACCGCAACACCATCGCGACGGTGCGCAAGCTGAAGGATGGGCAGGGCAATTACCTGTGGCAGCCTTCCTTCCAGGCCGGCCAGCCGCAGACCGTTCTGGCCTATCCCGTCACCGAGATGGCGGCGATGCCGGATATCTCGCTCAACGCGATGCCGATCGGTTTCGGGGATTTCCGTCGCGGCTACCTGATCGTCGACCGCATGGGCATCCGTGTTCTGCGCGACCCGTTCAGCAACAAGCCCTATGTTCACTTCTACACGACCAAGCGTGTCGGTGGTGGGCTGCTGAACCCGGAAGTGCTGCGCGTCCTGAAAATGGCCGCTGCCTGATCGTGGTGAATGAAGCTGGCCCCGGCGGGAGATCGCCGGGGCTATTCTCAAACCAGATGGAGGCCGAAATGTCCGGCGAAAACCAACAATCAAGTGATCCGAAAACCACCCAGACCAAGCCGGAACCTGCCAAGGGTGCCGCCAAAAAGGCTGCCCCGAAGGTCAAGTCGGCGGCCGCATACAAGAAGCTCGGGCTTGACCCGGCCGTTTACGGCGCGAAGTAATCATGGGTCTGATCCCCCGCTGCACTGTGCCGCCCGTCGGTGATGTCGTCACGTTGGCTGAAATGAAGGGCCATCTGCGTGAATTGGACAATTTCGAGGACGGGCTGATCCAGCAGGCGATCAACGATGCGGTCGCCCATCTCGACGGCTGGCGGGGGATCCTTGGTCGCTGCATCCTGGAACAGACATGGGAGGTTGATATTCCTTGCGCAGGAACGTTTCGGTTGCCGCTGCCCGATGTTATCGATGCCACCTCCGCTGACGCGACCGTGACGCTTTCGCGAGACGGACTCGGATCGCTTGTAACGGTCGATGCAACCGCCACGGTGAGTTTTCGCGCCAAGATGCCCGATGAACTGATGCCAGTTGTTCAGCGGTGCGTTAAGCTTCTGGCGGCGCATTGGATGGAAAACCGCTTGGCGGCATCGGGGGACGATATCAGGGCAACGCCACTGGCCGTTGATGCCATGATCGGCCCGATCCGGTGGACCCGCATATGAGGCCCGGAAAGTTGAACAAGCGGGCCACGTTCCAATCCCGCACGCAGGTCGATGACGGATATGGCAATAAGGTCGGTGCCTGGCCGGGAGAGCAGGGTGTGCCGGATGGTTATGACTTCATCCGCTGGTGCAATGTCCGTTACCTGCGTGGCGGTGAAAGCGTCATGGCCAGCCGCCTTCAGGGTCGCCAGCCGGTAATCGTCACGGTGCGCAAGGATCCCAGCACTGACACGATCACGCCGGATATGCGCTGCCTGATCGCTGGCCGCGCCTACAATATCCGCGAGTTTCCGCGCCCATCCGATAATCGTCTGTACCTTGAGTTCATGGCCGAGAGCGGGGTCGCGCAGTAATGGCAAATGTGAAGGGCCTCGAAGCCGTCAAGCGCAAGCTTCGCACTCATGCCCGCGCGGCGATGGACGCGGGATTGCAGCAGTCCCGGAAGGAGGCCGAGATCATCGCTGGGCTGATGCGAGCCTTCGCGCCGGTCGAAGAGCGCGAGTTAATCGCTTCCATCCGTGTAGAGGATGTGGACACATTTTCTTTCGGGGGCACGACCGTGGGTTATATCGGCGTCGTGGTCAAAGCAGGTGATGAAAGCACCATCATCACCAATGATCGGGGCACCCGCTTCCAGAACGCGAAATTGCAGGAGAACGGGACGCAGAACATGCCGGCCAATCCGTATTTCAACCCGGCCAAGCGTCTTCGCCGCCGCGCCGCGCGATCAAATATCTCACGGGCTGTGAACAAGGCGTGGAAGGCGGGTAGGTAATGGGCTCCCCGTCGCTTGAACTGCAGGGTGCCATCGTTGCCGCCCTGAAAGCCGACTTCGCCGTGATGGCATTGATCAGCGATGTCTACGACCGGGTTGAGCGGGATACTGATACTGGTAAACCGATCAGCAGCGTGTGGGGCTCGGAGTTGGGATATATAAGTTTCGGCCCCGAGGATACGATCGCCGATGATGGTGGATGCGTTGAGCTGCAGGACATATCGATCCAGCTCGACGTCTGGTCGCGTCGGCCGGGCAGGGTGCATTGCAAAGAAATTTTGCACGAGGTCCGCAGGGTGATCCGTTCACTTGCCACAACGGAAAATCCCATTGTCGCCCGTGCCGATCCCTTCGAGCAGATCAGGCAGGATCCCGATGGGCTGACCATGCACGGGATTCTGCGATACGAGTTCGGAGTGGAAAACCATGGCTAAGGCAATCTTCCATCGCGAGTTCCACTATTCCTCGCGCACGCGTAATGCGGGCTGGTCGGCTTATCCGAAGGCTGAGGCGCAGAGCTTTCCACGGGAGTTTATCGAGGCGGCGGTGAAAGCGGGATGTGCTGAAAGGGTAGATAGTAACTGCGTCGGACGGGAAGTCCCGGCGTAGATGCCAAGCCGCCGCAGCGGTGCAGGCATCGCCGGGACTATCGGTGATGTTATTTTTTTGCCGATTTCTTGCTTTTGCTTAGATCAGGCAGCTTCGGAAGTTGGCATCTTTTCGCGATGGCGACCTTTTCGGCGCTTTGAATTTTACCTTTCACAACTGCAATCTCTGTTTCTTTGTCTCCACCTCCAACGCTGGACATTGGAACGCCAATAAGAATCACGCCGAGAGTATCGCCTGTCTGGGCTGAACGCTGTTCGTTATAAAGATTGGAGAGTTTGTGGCCGAGGTTGACATACTCCTGTTGAAGTTGCCCGCATGAGTAACCGGAGTATCCGCCGTCGCCTAAATCAATACCGGAAATATTCTCGGGAGTTTTTGCACAGGCTGCCAAAACCGCCAAGGAACCAAGGATCGCGATACTTTTCATTTCATGACCTTTCACAGAATCGTTATGTCAGGCTATGAGCGGAAAATTGCTGATGCAACCCGAATGGTCGTCAGCTGAGTCGAGGAAATCAGAGACGGTCACGTGAAAGCGGCTCCAGTCGGGGCCGCTTTTTCAGTGTCATCGGGGCGTCCTGCCCTGTCGCCCATTCAACCGCCCTTGGGCAAGGCAGTTGATACCCAAAAAGGAACCTACATCATGGCTGCACCTATCCATGAAGAATACGATGAACTCGTGTTCGAGTTTTCCACCGATGGCGGCACGACCTGGGCGCGCAACTGCGTGATCATGAATTGCGAGGTCACGCGGCAGACCAACGTCGCAGAATCCGAGACTGTACAAGACTGCGACAACGAGGCTCTGCCGAACAAGATCGATCGGCGCGCGCAAAGCGTCTCGGTTTCGTTTTCCGGGACAGGAAACTGGACGCAGACCGGGTACAACACGTTTCTGGACAAGTTCTACAAGGGTGACAGCACTGAAATGCTTGCCCGCATCGGGAACCTTGCGGCGTTGGCCGGCGAGATCGAATACGAGCAGGGGCCGATCATCATCACCAGTCTCGGCCAGGCGCGCACCAAGGGACAGGTCGTATCGGCCTCTGTCGAGATCACCTTCGCCAGCACCCCGACGCGCACGGTGAAAGTCTGATGGAGCCAAAGGTGATCAACTGGTGCTGTGGCGAGCATCCGTTTCGGCTTCGCATTGGTGAGGCCGAAACGCTTGACGATGCCACGAAGGACGGCATTGCCGATCTGCTCTACCGCCTACAGATGGGCCGGGATCGCGGCTCATTCGCCTATTCTCCGGTTCGGACCCGTGAAGTGGTCGATTGTATCCGCCTCGGCTTAATCGGCGGTGGCATGGATGCCTCCGAGGCGCGAAAGTTGGCGGTTCGCTCGTGGGAGGAAGGTGATTTCGGTGAACTGGTTGTTCTCTGCATCACCGTTCTCGGCGTTGCCATGTCCGGCAAGGAGCATGATCAGCCGGGAAAGCCCGAAGCGGGGGAGGCGACGGAGAGAGAATAAGGTTCTCCGTTTTCTACGGGAACGGGGCCGCAATGGGCTTCACCCCGCAGCAGGTCAAGGAAATGAGCTTCTGGGAGTTCGCGTGCGCGTGGGAGGGCTTCAAGCACTTCAACGGCGTGAAATCCAAGGACGAAGGCACCGCGTCGATCGAGCGGCTGCGAGAACTGGGGTTGACGGATGGCTAATGAAACAGACGCCTTGGAATTGCCTGTCGGTCTGACCGAAAAGCAATTCCTGCAGCAGGTCGCCCGGGTCGAGGCACGGTTGAACAAGCTGGCAAACGATGCCCCCAAGAAGTTTGTCGCTGCCAACGACAATATTGCCAGGTCATTCAAGCGAACCACTGACAGTGTCGGCCGGGACGCCGGCAGGATGCGCGGCCAGCTGCAAAACGTATCGTTCCAGCTTCAGGATATCTTCGTGCAAATTGCGGGCGGTCAGGGCGTGTCACGCGCTCTCGGTCAGCAGCTTCCGCAGTTGCTCGGTGGTTTCGGGGCGTTGGGTGCGGGGATCGGCGTTGCCGTTGCGGCATTTCCTACGCTAATTGGCCTGTTTTCAGACGCCGACGAAGAAGCCGGAGAGTTCAAAAAGACCGTTGATGCCCTTGGCGGCGCGTTGAAACTTCTGGTCGAGGCGCAGCAAAACCTGGCTACACCGATCGATGAGCTGATTGAAAAATATGGAACACTCGCGACGACAATGCGCGAGGCGTTCGCAGAGCAGTTGCGGCTCGGTGGGAGAGAACTGGAGAAGCAAAGCGAAGCGCTTTCCAAGAAGTTTGACGAGGCTATCGACTTCGACAGACAGCAGGGTTCAGTTGAGGCGTTCGAGGGCGCGGTCGCAGGCATAGGCCGCGCCCTTGAGCAAGGCATCATCAACCAGGACGAATACAATTCACGGGTAGCTGAACTGCGCGAGCAGATGCAGCCGACCATTACTGTTGTCGATGAGTTGGAGGCTGCGCTTAGAGACGTAGCGAGCTCACAGTCTCTGGAAGGATACGCCAACGCATGGGCGACGGTCAGGGATTTCGTAGAGCAAAATCGGGAAGCGCTTGAACGGAATGGCGTTGCGGTTGATGATCTTCTGACCGATGCAAACAATCTTGCCATCGAGTTCGGCGACACCCATGCGGCATCGCTGGAGATCGCCAGCGCCCTCGGCATGGCGACTGATGCCGCCGGCGGGCTTTCTGGTCAGATGCGGGATGTTGCTATTTCTGCCAGGGAAGCTGCTGCGGCGATCCAGCTGGCAGTCGGTGCTTCATTCGCAACACCCAGCCTCACTCGTTTCGGAAACGGCGAGGACATCACGCGCCGCGCAGGTGGCTTGAACCTTGAAGAACAGGACATATTCCGGCGGGATTGGGCGGAGAAGATGGCGGCGCTCGAAAAGTCGCTCCGTTCCGGTGGTGGGCGCAAGAAGTCTGGCGGTAGCGGCCGCAAAGGCCGCACCGAGCGCCCATTCTTCGAGAACATCGAGAATGATCTGGTCAACCTCCAGCGCCAGATCGAGCTGATCGGCAAGTCCAACGAGGAAGTCGCCACCGCGAAAGCCCGTTGGGAATTGCTCGACGAGGCGAAGAAGCGCGGCCTTGAGGTTGAGACGAGCTGAGCGCCAAGATCGATGAGCAGGCCGGAAAATTCGGCAAGCTGACTGCTGAGCTGGAGCGGAACGAAACCTCGTTCGATCAGTATCAGCAGGGCCTTGAGCGGATCGGGGAGACCTTCGCGGATATCGCATTCGAGGCTGAAAGCTTCGGTGATGTCGTCACTGGCGTTCTCAAGCGGATCGCGGCGGAAATGTTCTCGTCGGGCGTGCAGGGTCTGATCGGCAACCTTTTTCCGGCCGGAAGCGCAGGCGGGGGGCTTATCGGTGGCATCTTTGGCGGTTTCCGCGCGAAAGGTGGCCCTGTTTCGTCTGGTCGATCATATATCGTCGGCGAGGAAGGCCCGGAGCTATTCACCCCAAGTATGAACGGTGCCATCCTCAATGCGCCCCAAGTTGCAGCTATGCGTGGCAGGCAGGGCATGGGCAGCATGTCATACAGCCCATCCATCAACATCGCCGGTGACGCAACCGAGAAGACGGTCGCCCTGATCGAGAACGCGCTCGCCCGCGACCAGCAGCAATTTTTCAGCCGCTGGATGCGTGCAAACAAAGAATTCGGCAACAGGATCGCATAATGCCCGAAGTCATCCCCTGGCCGTGCAACATGAAGCGCGTCCATGCCGAATATTTCCTGCGCTGGACCACACGCAGCGTCGGCATGTCGCTGGCCGGCCATGAACAGATCGTCGCCCCGAACGCGGCTGTCTGGGAAGTGGCCATTACCTTCCCGCGATATTTCAACGAGGCTGACCTACGGGATTTCGAACGCAAGGTTTCGATGATGCGTGGCCGCTATAACGTGGTCGATCTCTGCATTTGCGATCCCTATAAATATGGCTCCGGCGTCAACCCAAAGCAGGTCGGATTCGATGATGGGACGTGGTTCACGGACGGGACGGGCTTTACCGATGCTGACATCACGGGAGGCGGTTCTCAGCCTGTCCTCACTTCTTCGTCGGCGTCGGCCGGCGACACGGAAATCACCATCGACCTCGCGGGGCCGCCCGAAATCCCGATGATGCGATTGAATGATTTCTTCTCGATCAACGGGTTTCTCTACAAGGTTTGTGGTCGGCTGGCATCCGGCTGGATGCGGATCGAGCCGCCGTTGCGGGAGAATGTGCCGAGCGGAACGCAGATCGACGTCGATCCGCCGCATTTCTTCGGGCGCTTTGCCACCGATGATGAGGGCCGCCGCATGCGCGAGTTTCTGAAATGGGGCGAGCAGGTCACCGTCCGCTTTGTTGAGGCGTTCGACCGATAATGGCCTTCACAGTCGATCAGGTGAACCTCCTGGACGCGAACCGGGAGGTCGTTGAGGCTGTCCGCCTGTTTCACGTCTCCTTCGTGAGCGCGGAATACCGGATCGCGGAGGGCAATGTACCGATCACGCTCGGCGGGTTCACCTGGCAACCGGCGCATGACTGGATCGTCCCTTCGCCAATTCAGCAGTCCGGGCCTCTGCAACCTGTCCCGGCAGTTTATCGCATTGGGGCGCTGACCCCCTCGCTTGTCATGGATGCGTTGCACAACCGCGCGGAATGGTGGGGGCGCCCCGTTCAACAATGGATGCAGCTGTTCTCAGACGGCGTGCCGGTCGGCCCGATGATTTCCATGCACAAGGGCCTGATCCGCGACATCAAGAAGGTGCAGACCGCAACCGAGGAATATCTGGAGATGCGCGCCGAAAACCCGCTGGACGCACGTCATATAGCGCCGCGCGGGGAATATACCGACCGGGACCAGCAGCGTCGCCACACCGGTGATCTGGGGTGCGAATTTGCGCCGTCACTCACAACAAAGGTGATCACCGGATGGCTACGGGGGTGAGGAATGGAGGTTTGGGTTAGTCTTCGCGGGGATGCACCAGTCGAATGTGTGGCGATGGTTGCGGCGGCTCTGCGTCGGGAGCAGCCAAGACTTGGCTTATCAAGCGAAGGTCAGAGCAGTCCTCACCTTTGCCTTCATGCTCGGATATCACAACTTGAAAAACGCGTTCGAGCGCTTGAGACAAGTTTCCTGAAGGGTCCGCCAATCGGGTAGAGCCGAGGACTATATTTAACGCAATCTGCAAATGCTGAATTCGTTGCTCAAGGTATGTGATTGCCTCTTGGAGAGGCATCTCCTGTGGGCCGGTCATCAGGCTACCTTTCGTTGATCTCAGATCAGGAAGGCATAGGCGGAGCGATTCTGCGAGTCATTCATGAGGATCATCATGACGGAAGTCGGCGATTACATTCGCGCAACCTGGGGCGCACATTGGCAATATGGCGTCGTGGACTGCACGATGTGGCCTGCCGACTGGTGCGTTCTGGCGTGGGGCTTTGATCCGGCGGCAGCATTTCGCGGCGCTTATGCCGATGCTGACGGTGCGCGCGACCTGATCGGTGGCGACATGCTGGTGCCACTCATCGATGGCGAGATCGGCGCATATCGGCGCGAGACAGCCCGCGAGGGAGACGTGGGCGTGATCCGTATCGCTGGCCTGCAGGTCGGCGCGATCCGCCACCTTGAGAAATGGGCTTTTCGAAAGCCATTCGGCGTCGGGATCGTCAAGCTCGACGCAATAGCCGTGTGGGGTGTCTGAATGCCAGCAGTAGGAGCATGGCTTGTCGGGACATGGACCGGAACCGGACTCGCAACGGCGGCACTCAAGATCGCCGCCTCGCTCGCTCTCAACCTCGCCGTCGCGAAACTGACACGGCCGGATCAGAAGGGGCCGAAGCCGCGCGACATCCAGACGGAGCTGCGGCAATCGAATGCGCCGCGCATCCGTCACCTCGGGCGCGTGCGGACCTCCGGCTCGGTCATGTTCTGGGATTGGGCGCAGTATTCCGGCAACAGGGTTCTGTTCAAGCTTATCGCCGTGGGGCAGGGCGGGTTCTCCGAGGTAGAGCAATGGTATCTGAACGATGTAAAGGTCGAGACCAATGTCGGAGGGCCGTGGGTTCAAACTGAACCGTGGCAGGGGCGTGTTGCCCTTCGCAGTCGTCAGGGCCTGCTGTCGCAGCCCGATGGAGGCGATTACCAGATACTTCGGGACGCTTTCCCCGGCCAATGGACGTTGAACCACAAGCTGACGGATGTCGGGACGTATTTCGGCACCTTCGAGGCGGTGAAGGGCGAGAATATCGCCGAGGTTTATTCCGGCGGCGAGCCAATGGTCAGCGCGGTCATTCGCGGTGACCGGTGCCTCAATCCCTCGGGACCTGGTTTCTGGACCGACAATCCCGCGTATCAGCTGCGCGATGTCCTCACAAACCCGGTCTATGGTGCCCTCGCCGACGATGACATCGACAACGCATCATTCGAGCAGGCTGCTACTGACTGCGCCGAGGCAATCCCGCTCGCGGCCGGCGGAACGATTGCCCGATATTTCGCGGGCGGCAGCTATACGCTGTCCGAGCCGTTGAAGGATGTCGCGCAGCGGATATTGGATAGCTTTGCCGGGCGTCCCTACATTACCACCGAAGGCAAGATCGGGGTCCGATCTGGCAAGTGGCGTGCTCCGAACTACACGATCACCGAAGACAAGATCGTCGCGATCGATATCGGTCCGGGCAGCGGTGAGTTCGATCGCGTCACGACGCTTGTCCCGAAATATGTCGCTCCGGAGATCGATTACCAGGAAACCACGGCTAGCCCGTGGGATGATGCCGCGGCCATTTCTCTCTATGGCGAGAGTGTCGCGCAGGACATGGACCTGCCCTGGGTGCAGCATCACGGGCAGGCGCGGCGACTGGCGAAGATCCAGATGGCCAAGCTCAACCCTGCCTGGCGCGCGACGATTACCTTGCGGTTCTGGGGCTTGCTCCTGCTGGAGGAGGAGAACGTCTTCGTCGATCTCCCAAGTCTTGGCCTGAACAACGCCCCGGCATGGATCGACAGCTTCTCCTTCGACATGAACAACGCAGAGGGAGTTTGCACGGTCGAACTGATCGCGGCGAATCCGGCCAGTTTCGATTGGGATGCCGTGTCCGAAGAAGGGCAGGCTCCGAGCCAACCGCAGCCGATCGATCACAACGCGACATTGCTGCCGGGTCCGGTGATCAACAGCCTGCAGGTCATCACCGGCGATGGGGACCCTTATATTACGGTCAGGACCGATGCCGCTCCTTCGGCCCGATATCTCTGGGCCAGGTATTTCCGCGAGCCGGACGGGCCAAAATTCGACATGTTCTTCGGGAAGGACGCCAGCAGCAATGATGTGTGGCGAACGGCAGGATTGCAGGACCAGGGGCAGTATACCGTCGAACTGACCTGGACCAATGTGCGGCCCGGAACCGACCTGTTCGACAATACCGATTTCACGATTGCCAGCGCAACGACCGTCAGCAGCGGGATCGAGGTCTTCGAGAACACGACCCCACCCGATCCCCCGGTCGTCATATCGGAAAGCGGGACTGCCGGTGGCGCGTTCGAGGTCACTTTCGAGCCTGACCTGGGCGTGAACTATCGCAAGACCGAACTGTGGCGTGGCGCGGTCGGCAGTTCGTTCGCCAATGCGACATTCATCAAACAGTCTTTCGCCACGTCTCAGCAGGTCACGATGAACGACACGGTTCCCGGTGCCGGCGCAGATTACTGGATCATCTCCGTAAATCCGTCCGGGGTGAAATCATCGGAAGTCTTCGTCGGCAGCTACAGCTGAGCAAGCCAAAATCAAGCAGCAACAGCGGTCCTTCAGGGCCGCTTTTTTCATGAGGTCATCATGACATTCGAGAGCGATGCCAACACCGCCTATGTAGACGGACAGCCGGTCAGCAAGTCAAATGTCCGGGGTATCTGGCCAGCGGTCGATTCGATGAAATTGGCCTTGGAGACTGCGGACGCTACCGAGCGTTCCAACCGAATTGGCGGCGTCAATATGGCGGGCGCATTGCGGTTGACCAACTTGACCGGGACTGCAGATGCTTTCACGGCCGAGCTATCCCCCGGTTTGGAGGATCAATCGGTAGGGACGGGGCAGTTGATCCGATGGGTGGCGATCGGGACCAGCACGGTTGACGGTCCGGTCATCACGATAGGCGGCAACGCCCGCCAAATCCGGGACACCAATAATGGCCCTCTTCCTGCCGGGGGGCTCGTGGTGGGGCGATCCTATCTTGCGGAGGTCCACAGCAATGGTGCGGTCAGACTCCTTTCCTCGGTCGAACCTTATCTGGACGTGAAGAACCGGAACGCTCAATTGGCCGCTCTGGATTCGACCGTAAATGTGCTGAATGCTGCCGCCATTCGCGGGGCCATCCTTTTGCCGGGGATTGATTCCTGGTCGGCGCAATCGATCACGATGACCAGCGATCCGTCCCAAGCATTCATTCCGGTTGATCTGAGTTACAAAATCCAGATTCGCTGGCCAGTCACCAACACTGGACCTGATCCGACCGTCATTCTTGACGGGGTGACATATACGCTCAGGGGGCGTGATGGCCGAACTCTGGATGCGGGGGATTTGAAGGGCGGCTCAATTTACCTGGGGACCTTCTTCAACCTCGCGCCCGGCGGCATCATTCGCATCATGACGGCTCTTGGAGTAGCGGACATAAATGGCCTGGGGTCCGAGTCCGTCCAGCTCGCCGCCAACACCTCCGATCTCAACGCCATGAAACCGGCAGCCGCAGATGCCGAATATCTGGCTGAAAACTTTATCATACGGCAGCCGCGCAGCGAGGGGCAGACGGCCGACATGTCTGGAATGGTGCCGACTGGCACCACGTCCGGATCGAAGACGATGGTTCTGATCAACTCGACATCATACCGTTACCCGAACGGAGGGCTGATCGAACGCATCAATGTGTATCTGAACGGAGATACCCGGTTCAGCGTGTCGTCGTGGAAAGAGGACAGCCCCGGCGGAATTGTTCCGCTTACGCCTCACGAGGTCAGGTATTACGAAGGTGTCGCGGGATGGAATGATGTCGAGGTCAACATCCCGATTCCCAAGGGTGGTTCGGTTGGCTTCGGTGTCAGCATCCCCGGGAACGTTGGGGTAAACTCGTCACTGCCCGCCCTTAATCTTCGGGCCACCTCTGACACGGAAAACGAGCCGTTCACCTCGTCAAATTTCAGCTTCCGCTACATGGTGAACTTCACGGTGTCTGAACCGGTTGGTTTGAGCATCCCGAGCGGTGACCTGGTGTCACCCACCCTGATCGACAAGCGGTTCACCGATGCCGATGGCTGGACACTTGCCGGTGCGACCATCGCGTCTGGCGCGCTGGAGTCCGGGGCAAACTCGGCAGACTGGGCAGCGCGGACGAGCCCCATCAGTTATCCGTATTCCCAATTATCCAAGCGGACCGCCAGCGTCTTTGGCGAGATTGTCAGTGCCGGTCAGGTCTGGGGGCTTGGCTTCATGCGGCAGGATGACGGCTTCGATCTGCTGACCCCGGCTGCGTCGTGGACGGCACAGACAGCATGCTGAAAGTTTACCGATACGACAGTTTGTCCGGATCGGCCCCAGTCACTGTTGTGTCGCAGATTGCAATCCCCTGGACCGTGGCAGGATCGAATGTCAGGCTGGACATCAAGCGGGTTCGCTTCGTCACGACCATCACCCTGACGAACATGGTGACGGGCGAGCAGGTATCCCTGACGCTCGACTACGCGGCCGGAACGGGAGGTGATTGCCGGGCGTGGGGTATTCCCTGCATTCTGTTCCCGTCCACCGCGTCGGGAGGGGTGCGGGTCAGCCGTCTTCGCATGGTGGCCGATCACCCGATCCCGACCGGGAAAGCGGCGCGGGTCGTCTGTATCGGCGACAGCATCACCGAGGCATCACAGATTGGGCCTGATCACAATTCGGGATGGGCTTACCTGCTGGAAGACGAAAGGGATGCAGATGGGCTCCCGGATGTTCTGATCGCGGCACGTGGCGGGCAACTGTCGAATGGTGCAGCTGCGTCCATCGCGGAAACAGTGCAGCTCTGCGATGCGAAATCGGTCGCCGTGATCCTGATCGGAACCAACGATGCAGTTCATGGCACCGGGTCGCATTCTGCCTGGCGGACGAATGTTGCGACCATTCTTTCAGCGCTGAGAACCCGAACGGATCGCATCGCCTTGTGCTGCCTGCCGCCGTTGACCACAGGCACTGTTGCCACGCGGGACGCCATCAATGCGGACATTCTCGGTGGATACTTCCCGGATCTTCTGCCGCCTGTCCGCTTCGACCTGGCATTGTCCCTGAACAATGACGGGGAGACATGGAATCCCGCTTATCAGGAAGACAGCGTTCACCCGAATGTCGCAGGGAACGCTGTGATGCTGGACCGGCTCAGGATAGATTGCCCGGAAGCGTTTGAGTAGCGTCATCGAGGTGAGCATGCAGGTCACCTAATCCCCGATCCCCCGCTTTCGAGCGGGCTTTTTCATGCCCGAATGCAAGGAGGCGGTATGCCGAGAATCGACGCCACAATCTCAATCGGCAACATCCTGTCGCTGATTGGCACGATCCTTACCGCGATCGGCATGGCTGCAGCGCTGTTTGTCTGGGGCGGAAGGCTCAGCGAGCGAGCCGACAACTTCGATCGCGAACTGCTGCGCCTCCAATCAACCACGCAGGCACATGAGACCCGGATACGGGGCGTCGAGCAGATGTCGGCTCGACAGGATGAACGGTTGGTCCTGATCCTTGATGCGCTGCGCAAGATAGAGGCGCGGCTGGATGGGCGGGGCAGATGACCCAGCGACCAACGGTCGCGGTTCGCCTAGGGCCGGTCAGCCTGTCGGTTTCACCGGTCGATCATGCAGGCGGGCGATCTCGCGCTCGATCGTATCCAGCGCCTCGGGATCTCCCTCACGCGCTGCCCTGATGGCGGCATAGATCGCCTCCCAAGCGGGATGATCGTCCGCGATCAGGTGCCCCTCCATATGGGCCACGGCCAGCGCATGGGCATAGATCACCCGGTAATTTGGCCGCCGGATCGCCTCGTCACGCATGTTCCGCAGCCGTTTGTAGAGTTTGATCCCAGTCATCTTGCCTAAATAGAGTGGTCTTTAATCGGAGTTGCGATGAGGGTGCGAATGGCGCAGCCAACATTACCGAGGGAACTGATCTCAGAAACGAGCCAGCCGAAAAGTCCGGAGCGACTGAGCGCCCCGGACGATGCTGTCATCACGATTTATCGCGGAAGAGATCGTCAATATGGCGTTCGGCATCTTCTTTTGCCCAGCCATATTTCTCCTGGAGCTTCCCGGACAATTTTTCGCGATTGCCATCGATCTGGTCGATTTCGTCATCCGTCAAATCGCCCCACTTCTCCTTCACGGTTCCCTTAAACTGCTGCCACTTCCCTTGAATGATATCCCAATTCATCTGGCACTGCTCCTTTCAGCAAGTGTGTGAACGAACATTGGGCGCGCCCGAAAGAACTGCAATTGCGAGACGACAACGCCCCTAGAGCCGCGGGGTTCCCGGACAGGTGATCACAAGTCATCAAGAGGCCCGCATGTCGGATGTAACCACTGCCCGAACATCTGCCGCCGATCGGAAAGGCGGGCAAGCTGCTGGAAGCCCCCGGCCCCCGCCTTCCACGACTGGCACGAGGCAGAAGGCGAATTCAGTTTAACCCAGACTCAGTGGAGCCATCAAACCCGCCTCGCGCGGGTTTTCTCATTCCGCGCAAAGCGGCATCGCCTGCCCGAGCGTCACCGGGCGCAGTCAGAAGAAGGACACTGACATGCAGGGTCCTGCATGTTCGCAGTGGCGGCCGCGACGGCAGAACTCCGAAAATAGTGGGGCCGACAGGCGCACCGTTACCTGGCGGCCCCGGCTTTTCCATGCTGGCACACATGGAAAAGCCGGGTCAACCGTAGCGGCATCCATCGGCTTTTTCACCCCATAGGGCTGATACTTCTAGGAGAACATCATGATCCAGTTCCTGACCACGCTTCTGGCGTGGCTGAAATCGCTTGTCTCGACCAAGGGCAGAGCGGCTGCCACAACCGGCACGGCTGCGATCCTCGCCGCGGCTGCTGCCTTCGTCGGCCCTTGGGAGGGTGAGCGCACCGAGGCCTATCTCGACCGCATTGCCAGTCCACCGGTCTGGACGGTCTGTTATGGCGAGACCCGAGGCGTGAAACCGGGCGATCGATACAGCTCGGCTGAGTGCAGCGCCATGCTGATGGATGCCTTGGGTGAATATCGAGATCGCCTGGTCAGTTGCATCCCAGCATTGCAGCAGCAGCCCGAGGGCGTCCAGGTGGCGCTGGTGTCCTGGTCCTACAATGTCGGTATCGGTGCCGCTTGCGGATCCACGCTGGCGAGGCGCGCCAATGCCGATCGATGGCGGGACGCCTGCAACGAGTTGCCGCGCTGGAACAAGGCAGGGGGCAGGGTTGTGCAGGGCCTCGTCAACCGCCGAGCTGCTGAGCAGCGGCTCTGTCTTTCTGCCATCGGAGGGTAAGTCATGAGCATCATCGACAGCCTGCAGAATATCCTGCAGCCGATCATCGTGGAATATGCGGTCTGGTTGATCTTGGGCGCGCTCGCCTGGTTCTTCCGCCGCTTACCCGAGCGGTGGCGGATCGACATCGAGGCCAGGCACCGCGAGGCGCTGCATTGGGCTCTGCATAGCGGCGCAGAACTGCTGATCGATACGTTGCAGAAACATCCGGCTGTTGCCATACCAGACCGGGCGATCGGCGAGATCGTGGATTATGTGCGCATGTCGGTGCCCGGCGCGATCCGTAAGCTGGGGCCGACTCAGGCGCAGCTGGAGCAGATGGCGCGGGCAAAGCTGCGGGAACGGCTGGACGCGATCACCGGGCGAGATCAGTTGTCTGAGGCCTTGGCTAATGCACTATAGGTTGTTCAGGTCGGACCCGTGTAGTGTGTGAACATCAGAGGACAGCGCCCGTTCCAGCCGGGAGCATGCGACCTCCGGCGGGGTCAATACTCCAACAATGGTCTTTCAGAAGACCCGCTGGTTGGGGATCGACCTGCGTCGTCTATGCCATGGCATAAGCTGTGTGAATATGCAGCTGGCCGTTGATCCTGAAGATTTCTACCTTGATCCTGGGCAATGTGCCACTCGACTGGACCCCGGATTGCCCGATGCGCAGCTCCGGGAGCACATTACCGATCCCCTGCATCTCCGTGACGATCGCGGTCCCGTACGTCTGACCATTATTCGGCTTGGCGTCAAGTTGTCGCAGCTTTTGCTGTCCTTTCGGCGAGTTGAGAGCGAAGGCCACGACCATTGCCTGATCCATCGGGGTGACGGGGCGGGAGGGTTCGGTCCCGGTCCTCGGTGAAACGAGCCGTTTGCCAAAAATCCTGATTTCCTTCTGGAACGCAGAATCATTCGGCTTGTTTCGATCGGTGACATCAACCCGAAGGTGGCCGTGGGTCGCCATCGCGTGGCCCCCGGTGCCGGGCCCCATGTTTTCGGAGGCATTGAGCAGGTTGCGAGTCTCTATTATCGAGTACTGACGCGCCAGCATCTTCTATCTCTCCCCGTCCGACTTTGAAATTGCCGCTAGGATAGCCCGCCTCGGTGCAGCAACAATTCTCATCGTCTCACGCCGCACGGTAAACTGCAATGTTTGCGTGCATTCGCCTCTGTCCTTCGCGTTTGGGGTTGAGTTCGTGAGGGTCGCCCCTTGCGGCTGACGGCGGGAACGGCTGGATGCGATTATCGTTCGGGATCGGTTGTCTGTGGAGTTGTATTACGTGGGGGCGTGGTGAGGGCGAGGCGCGTGCTGCCGTATTGGCGGCGGCGGGTGAGGCGGAAATTAACTGTTTAGGAACAACCCACGAATCTTGGTTTTGAGATCATCAGGTGGCATTTCCCCGTTCTTTCGAGCTTTTACGGCACGTCTGATGGCGTCATAGAATGCTTCTTTGGCCACATCTGATGTCATTTCGCCTCGGCGGATCGCGGAAATTGACGCGATAGCAATTGCCGCCTTGAGATCTTCCTCTGAACAATCAGGGCCGTATAGTATTTCGATCAGGCGGTTGTACGTCTGTTCCCACATCAGGCACCCTCCACCGAAGCGTTGACCCCAAGGTAGAGCAAATGCGGTATCCGGGACAATCATGGATCGATGTACGGTTTCACGCCATCGACGATGATTTTGGATGTTGCTGGAGGGTGGGTTGCCAATGCCGTTCCGTCGCGCGAATAGAAGCGCATGAAAGCGACCCATAACGACAAAACCTTCACCCTGATTGGTAAGTATTGGTCTGGGACCTATCCGCTCGAACAGCTTGGGCTGAGCGTGGGGCGATTGCCCTACGTGGGGCGGCTGGCAAGCGCTTGGCCTACGCAAGACCTGATCAGGAAAGGCAAAAGGGCGGGGATGATGCCCGCCCCAAACATAGAGATGGTTCGATCAGTCTTCCAACGCCAACTTCTGCGCCTCAAGAACGCGGATCATCTTCTCGATTTCTTTCGGACCAATCTCGCCCTCACCTTTGAAATTGATGGTCACAATCTTGTCGGCGCGACCTTTGCCCGGAACCATTCGGAGAACCCTCGCTCTTGATGAGGCGCATCGGCATGCGGCATCTGAGGCGGAATCGCAGGGGCCTTTTGGGGTGCGGCCTGTTCTACGGTAACTTGGCTCATTGGTATCCCTGTGTCGCTGTCCTCGACCGCAAGCCAATCCCCATCTTCTGAGACCCAGCGAACACGGCGAGGCGTTTTGAACTGTAGCGCGCCTTGGCTTTCCCACTGGATTAGGTCACCCACCGACGCACCACCGAACCGCGTTTTTTCGTCCGGTGAGTCGGATTCTAAATCATCGTTGTCGTCAGAGACATGACTTTCGCTTTCGCCCAATGACTGAATGAACTGCATCGTTGTAACGAACGCTTTGGCCGCAGGGCTAACTGCCGATGGATTGAAGCCTTCCCGATTCAGATACGTGAGAACCCCATCCATCGGAGGCACTTGGATGTCCTCAAACCGATCCTTGATTTCGCGGAACAGCTTGGGCTCCAGCGCGGCTTCGCGCAACTCTCGCGCTCTGTCGGCGCTCGAATCTGGGTGAAGTATTGATCGTGCGCGCGACGTTACGCGCATCATTCCCTTCCCTGCCCGCTCAACAAGGCCGAAGGAAGCCAAAGCGGCAAGCGCCTTATTTGCGGGACCAGATAGGCCAGAATACCCAAGCAGTTTCGCCGCATCTTCCCGATCAACTGGAGAACCGCGATACTGTGCCTCAATCTTGCCAGCGGCTTCGATGGCGTCCTCCAGCGACATACTGGGGTAGGAGGGGCTTCGGATGGGTTTGGTGTTCATGACGACTCTCCGCGATTTCTGGCCAGACAGTTACCACAATTACTCAACAATAGCAATCATGGTTACTCTGACTGTTGCGTTTCTCTGAGAAGTGTGTATCTTCACGATTGGGATCCGCCTGACGTGATCCCCAAGATGATGTGAGGCAATACGATGCAGAGACCGGATCAGCCCCTACGGGAGACCACCCAGGCACTGACCTGACCGTAGGGGAGAACAAGAAAACCGGCCCCGAAGGACCGGCTTTCGTGGTGGCTTCATAGGGGTGCGGCCCCGTCAGAAAACCATCTGTGACAGGATCAATCTGACATTTGCCGCGCCCCATTTCAAGTGAAACCCTCTCACAGGAGATGGGGCATGAAGGTTGGTGTCTTTGTGAACGCTTATGAGCGCGTTCGCTTTGGCCGGGTCGAGCATGTCTGCGCCCATTGGCGCAGCCGCTGATCTGACCGAGCGCTAGAATGGGCGCAACTGTGCTAGGCGTTAGCGGTTCGGTTGCGGGAACCTATATGAAACCTGACTTGGGCGGCCTTCGGGTCGCCCCTTTTTATGCCAAGCAAACGGCACTATCATCGGTGTGTGGAAAAAGAAAAATCTCAGATCGAACGCTTCAAGGAAGCCGCTCGAGAACTCGGGGCGGACGACGATGAAGAACGGTTCAACGAGCGGCTGAAGAAGCTGGCAACGCAGAAGCCAGCTGAGAAGTCAGACGACGAATGATCCACGCGAGAGGATCAGGCGGTCGCGTATTGACCCAAACCGTTATATGATCCGCGCCCAGTCGCCCGCATTTCGTGCATCGCGCCCGCGGCAGGAAGTAGTCCCGATGCTTCCACTCTGCCAGCTCGACCACCGCCTTATGGCCGCATTTATAATATAGGTTGATGGGGTGTTCGGTCACCGGCGTTCGGGGATGGACATCGGTTCGCAAGGTGAAGGATGGCGAAACCACGGATGATCTCTACGCCTTCCTGACGTGCCAGCCGAACGACGAGGTCAAGGCAATTCACCCGAGGGCGATGCCGGTGATCCTGACCGAGCAAGGAGAATGGGAGGCGTGGATGAACGGTGCGCCGGCCGTCGAACTGCAGCGGCCACTGCCTGACGGATTGCTGGAGCTGATCGAGGAGCCCAACTGATTTCGCTTGGATGACCGCTATGCGGGACTTCCGGTCACATTCACTACCGGTGCAGATCGAATTGAGTTGAGCGGCCGCAATGCGCAGGTAGTGATCTTTGCAAAGTTCGGGTGACAACGTCGGGCCAGTCACCCATGTCGGCCAATTATTGCCGTTGACCAGCAGGAAACGATGCTGCGGCGCGGCCCGTCGAAGCCGCCATTCGCCGCGCGCGCTAGTTGACGGGTCCCTAAGGGACAGTCGATAGATTGGGCGAATGGAAATTGTAGCGATCCTGGAATAGCCATCGTTATGAGGTACCTGAAATGAGCTTAAGCGGTCCTAAAGCCAGCCGGTGATCTTGTGCTCAACCGGACGACTTCATCTAATTCATCCTGGCATCTCTTCATCGCTGTAGCATTCGTTTTGATCTGCAGGTCTTCCATTTTTTGCTTTAGCATTCTGTGTGCGATTTGCAGATCAAAATAGTCCTTTCGCTCAATTTTGCTTAGATGTTGCTCGGCGTCGGCCCATCGACCCTGAACTACTGCGTGCCGAGCCTGTAATTGCTCAGCATCATAACGCCTATTCACAGAATTGGCAGTTTCCACGACCAGGGGCAGCATCGACGCGTCGCCGTTTTCGAGAAGTACTGCACATTTCAAGAGCTGTAGTGTAAAGCGGTTCACTCTCGGGCAAGCCTCCGCCTCGCTCAAGTGCGCAAGTGAGTCATCGTAATTCCCTTCTTGAAGTGCCCTACCAGCGTTGTAAATGTGCACCTCGCCATACTCATCATTGCGACCTTGTATTTTTCTTTCCAAAGCATCGGCTTCTGCATGGCTTCGAAGCCCTCGATAGGCACGAATTTTTTGGATCATTAACCCTGTTTCGCGCTCAATCTGATGATCGGAAAGCTTGCCTAAAACATCCAGTGCGCCGGAGAAATCTTGAGACCTTATAAGCGCGCGAGCTAACAGTCGTATATTTCTGAGCTTAAAGTGTTTTGTTTCAAGTGATCTTCGTAAATTGCGCACTGCAGACTCGTCGTCTTTAAGAACATGAAAGGCATAGCTTCCTTGAAGGTAATAAACGGATGGGAGCGCTGCATCTTGCATCTTTTTGATGATTTGCTCAGGAAAAACACCGGCGCGGATTGCGCTATCGCCACCAGTGAACAGTATTTGCTCCACGGCGTCATCAGACGTCTCCATTTCTAATGCGAGCTTTGAAAGACTGTACGCGCTAAGGTAAATATCCCGCGATCCCTTCTGAACCTCCCTTGCGCGGAAGAAACGGTCCGTCACCATGGTCAAAAGCGACGAGCTAGTAACCAAACCGTTCAGCTCGGCTGGCACCTCACCGGTAGGGGTGGCACTGGCAATGAGGAGCGCGTCGATAAGTTGTGAATCCAGCTTGTTGGCAGTCATATCATCTTCGATAAGAAGTTTGACATCGTTCAAAAGTGCATGTGTATCCGCACTGAGTTCTTTCCTGGCGCGATTGGCGACAACGCTAGGACTGCTATAGTACTCAGAACCAGTAGCTGAGATAAGCGACGCTTCCTGAAGCTCCCACAAGTCAAGTGCAAGCTGTTTACGCTGCATCTCGAGCACTCTAGCAAGGATGCTGAACGACAAACGTGGAAAAACCGATAACAAGGCAATAATCCGCCGTTGATCTTCACTAAGCAACTCTTCAGAAAGAATTTCGCCTAAGATGCGCTGCTGGAAAGCATAAATTGGCTCAGGGTTTTCGTTTAGCGTATCCAAGTTCTTTCCGGAATTGATAAACTTGGCAGCATAATGCGTTGTTGCCGGATGTCCATGAATGTGACGCGACAACACTTCCGCTCTTGCGGATTCGAAATAACGATTGTCGATCAACTCTCCCAATAGATACTGGATATCCAGCGCGCTAAGCTCCTCAATCTGAAATTGGGCCAGATTGGTGGTCTCGATGGAAGCTTCTTCCGGAAGTCGGCGTTCAGAAATATATATAATTCTTAATGAAGGTACGTCTCTCGATAACTTGAAGAACTCATTGAGCCAAGGTTTGAGGTTTCGGTATCTATCGCGTAGTCCGAGTTTTGTATTTGCAAAAATGGGTTGATTGATATCTGCCCAGTGCCTTGCGACGTCGAGGACCATTTGGGCTTGATTTGAATAATCCATGGCCTCGAAGGTCGCGATTTGTTCTTCCAACTCCTTCTTCGTGAAAACGCCAGATATATCTTGCTTCATAGCTAGATAAAAGTCCACGGCTTCCGCCATGTCAGGAAGATTGAAAATTGGCCCGCCGGATCGCATTTGGCTAAAGGACTTCTTTGCGTACTCTTGCGCAAAGGTCTTTCTACCCATTCCCGCAAGTCCGGAAATGACAATGTGTTGGATGGGGCTTCCGGTCTGTTGAACACTCTTCAACGTCTCGATGTGCGCTTTCCTCAAGAGCTCTTCGCGGCCCACAACAATTTCGCTGTGGCCGCTAAGCTCATCAATCAGTTGCGTTTGAAGCAGCTGAATTTGCCGTACTATATCCGAGACCGAGTAGTTTTCGGTGCAGGTCATGAAGCCTTTCATCCACTCGGGCAAACTTCGGTAAGTCTCTCCAAGTAACGGCACCACGAGCACTTTGCCGCCCTTTGATGCATGGTTTACCTCAGCAAGTCGTTTTTCATGCTCAACCCAAGTGGCCTGCGTGTTGGGTGAGTGGAAAAGCACAAATATATTCTTTCCGGACGTTCCCTCTTGCATTGCTTCGATGAAGCTTTGCCCGGGTTGAACCGATTTGATATCGTAAAACGTGCTGGAGACATCAAGTCGTTCATAGACCTTTTCAACAAAGCCTTTGTCTGCAGCCGCGTGAGAGAGAAAAATAGTACCACTACTATCGTGATTCATCGTTCTTTGTACTCAAGGGGTTTCTGCAATTTGAACCATGGCGGGACTAAAACATGCTGCCCCAAGCTGGGCCCGAACACAACCCGAACCTCTTCCTTCTGGCCAATTGCGACGCTCGGTGATGTCAGATTCAGAAAATGATAGGTTCCTGGAAGATATGTACTGCAGCAGGCATAACTAAGAGTTTCCGCGACGAAGGTCCGGTTTACCGGCCTGCTCGATTTCTCGCTGCCTTACGGCGAATTCACACCTTCCGCCCGACCTGCGTGTGCTGACACAGTTGTCTGGTTGCCGGACATGGGTTCACTTCGGGCTGCGACAGGTCTTCTGCGTGTGCGAAAAAGTGGCCCAGAGCAGCGGCAGCTCAAGGTCCGAACCGGTCATTGTCGCCACAATTGACCATCCTACGATGCACGTCGATACCTAATTGGACTTCCACCGAGTAGGCATTTCAAGATTCGTGATTCGGACACCTTTTGTCCCGCCACGTGTTTCACCAAACCGTCTTGTTTACGTTCAATTTCCATAGAATCCTCAATCATCTCTATGGCGGCATGGACGAGCCCGAGTTGAAGATCATCGATGTCTTCATCTGCAAGCTGCGCAAGAAACTGTTCGAGGCGCTTGGCTATGACAGCCCGATCGAAACGGTCTGGGGGCGTGGCTACGTGATGCGTGACCCGGCCCCCGCGCAAGACAAGAAGATGGCCGTCGGGGGCTGA